TTACAAATACTAAGGCAAAGAAATGAAACTAATAACAGAACTAACAGAAGAAACTCAATATATTACCGAAACAAAAGAAAACGGTAATAAAGATCATTTTATCGTCGGTAAGTTTATTTCTATCGGGGAAAAGAATAAAAACGGTAGAGTTTATCCAGAACATGTTCTTGAGCCAGAAGTTGATAGATATATGAGAGAAGTCGTTAATGCTAAAAGAGCATTCGGCGAACTTGGTCATCCACAAGGTCCAACTATTAATCTTGACCGTGTATCTCATATCATCACAGAACTAAAAAAAGATGGTAAACATTACGTAGGTAAAGCTAAAATTACAGAAACTCCAATGGGAGAGATCGCAAAAGGACTTATGAGTTCTGGTGGTCAACTTGGAGTTTCCACTCGCGGAATGGGTTCTTTAGTTGAGAAAAACGGTGTTATGGAAGTTCAGCCTGATTTTAAACTTTCAACAGTTGATCTTGTTTCAGATCCTTCCGGTAAAGGTTGTTTTGTTAATGGTATCATGGAAAATGTAGAATGGATTTATGATCCTGTTAAAGGAACTTGGCACGAAGAACAGCTTCAAGAAATGAAAAAAGCAATTCATAAAATGTCTAAAGAAGAGTTAGAACGGAAGCAGTTGTCCATCTTCGAAGATTATATTGCTTCATTATCAGTAAAAGATTACTTTTTATAAATAATTAAAATTTTCAAAAGGAGAATATTCTAATGGATAACGTAGAAAACCAAACTGACTTCGAAGACATCGTAGACAACGTTGATGAAAACGAAGCTGTCGAGGAAGAAACTGTTGCCGCTGAGACTCTTAAGACTCATAGTTCCGCAGATAAAACTAATGCTTCTGGCGACGAAAAAGCAGTCACTAGTTCAAAAGTTTCTATGATGCAGAATATGGCTCATATGATGGCTGGCATGGCAAAGACTGATCTTGTTGATTTTTACAACAAGGTAATTGATCAGTTCGGTCCAGGTAAATCATACGGTGTTGGTGATAATTCCGCAAAGAATAGTTCAACTATTGACACAACTCTTGGTAAGGGTCCAAAAACAAAGGATTCTATTCCACACCTCGATCATAAAAACAATCCTTTGGCAAACATTGGTAAAGTTGCTTATGAAGACGTAGAAGAAATGTTTTCTGGTTCAGAACTTTCAGAAGATTTCAAAGAAAAAGCAAGCACAATTTTCGAAGCTGCTATTGGCGCTAGACTTACAACTGAAATTGCTCGTCTTGAAGAAGAATACGAAACAAAACTAGAAGAGCATGTAGCAGTTGTAACCGAAGAACTTAGTGCAAAGCTCGACACATATCTCGATTATGTTGTTGAGAACTGGATGAAAGAGAACGAAGTTGCTATCGAATCAACTCTCCGAAACGAAATTATGGAAGAGTTCATTGATGGTCTTAAGAACCTATTTGCTGAGAACTACATCAACGTTCCAGAAGATAAAATTGATGTTCTAGAATCACTAGCTAATAAAGTAGAAACCCTTGAGGCAAAACTCGACGAAGCTATTTCTATGAATTCTGAGTTAGAAGAAATTATCGTTGAAGAAGCCCGTAAGGATATCTTAGAAGATCTTTCTTCTGATCTTGCTCTAACACAGCAGGAAAAATTCGCTGCTCTCGTAGAAGGCATTGAATTCGACGGCGATCTTGACACTTACTCAAAGAAGCTAAAGATTGTTAAAGAAAACTATTTCAAGTCTACAACAACTCACTCTTCAAATATCAATGAAGAGGTTTTTGAGGGTGAAGTCACTGACAACGTTGTTAATGTTGATCCCGAAATTAATCGTTACGTTCAAGCTATCGCAAGAACTACTAAAAAGTAATATATTATAAATATTTAATATAACCTTAGTAAAGAAAGGAAAATAAATGTATCTAGCTGAGGAAATCCAAAATAAGTGGGCACCAGTACTTGACCACGACGCTCTTGGCGCCATTAAGGACCAGCATCGTCGTTCAGTTACTGCTATCATGCTCGAGAACACTGAGAAGGCTCTCCGTGAGTCAGCCGCTCATGGTTCATATCAGACACTAACTGAAACATCTTCAACTACTCCAGTTAACTTCATGGGCTCTTCAAGCTCAACTCAAGGTGCTGGCGGTATTGATACTTTCGATCCAGTGTTGATCTCCCTAGTCCGTCGTGCAATGCCTAACCTCATTGCTTATGACATCTGCGGCGTTCAGCCAATGACTGGCCCAACTGGCCTCATCTTTGCTATGCGTTCACGTTATAGCAATCAGACTGGTACTTCTGCTTCTGGCGACGGTAATCAGGCTGGTAACACTGCTTCAAACGAAACCTTCTACAACGAAGTTAACACTGCATTCACTGGTGCTGGTGGTCTAACTGGCGTTGACGCTAACACTTTCGGTAATGGTTTCATCGGAACTATTCCAGGTGCTACAAACACTTCACCTCTAACAGCTACTAACACCTATAACACTGGTGCTGGTATGACAACTGCTCAGGGCGAAGCTCTTGGCGTTGATTCAGGTAACGTTTTCCCACAGATGGCTTTCTCAATCGAGAAGGTTACTGTTTCTGCTAACACTCGTGCTCTTAAAGCAGAATACACTATGGAACTTGCTCAAGATCTCAAGGCAATCCATGGTCTAGACGCTGAAACAGAGCTCGCTAACATTCTTTCAGCTGAGATTCTCGCTGAGATCAACCGTGAAGTTGTTCGTACAATCAACATCACAGCTGTCCCAGGCGCTCAGCAGAATACAACTACTGCTGGTGTTTTCGATCTTGACACTGATTCAAATGGCCGTTGGTCAGTTGAGAAGTTCAAAGGTCTTATGTTCCAGCTAGAGCGTGAAGCCAACCAAATCGCTAAGCAGACTCGTAGAGGCAAGGGTAACATCGTTATCACTTCTTCTGATGTTGCTTCTGCTCTTCAGATGGCTGGTGTTCTCGATTACGCTCCTGCTCTTAACTCAAACCGTCTAGAAGTTGACGATACTGGTAATACCTTCGCTGGTATTCTAAATGGTCGCTTCAAGGTTTATATCGACCCATACGCAATCGGTGGTAACTACTTCACCGTTGGCTATAAAGGTTCTTCAGCATTCGACGCTGGTCTTTTCTACTGCCCATACGTTCCACTACAGATGGTTCGTGCAGTCGATCAGTCAACCTTCCAGCCAAAAATTGGCTTTAAGACTCGTTACGGCATGGTCGCAAACCCATTCGCCGAAGGTCTTACAAAAGGTTATGGCCGTCGTCTTATCAGCACTAACGTGTACTATCGTCGCGTTATTGTTAACAACCTTATGTAATATAAGGCTAAGTAGACCCCGTAAACAAGGGGGCGAGAAACTTGGGGAGCTTCGGCTCCCCTTTTTCATATATAAATAGTATAAAGGAACTAATATGACAGCTATTGATAACACGCCAACTAATCTCAATTATCTTGCTTCGCTTAATTATAAATTTTTAATTAAGAGAGCACCACATGTTAATTTCTTTATTCAAAAAGTTAGTGTTCCGGATATTTCTTTACCTCAAGTAGAAACTCCTAATCCTTTCGTTTCCATTCCTTATCCTGGTGATCATATCAAATATGAACCGTTTTCTGTAACATTTAAAGTAGATGAAGACTTACAAAATTACTTAGAAATCCATAATTGGATTAGATCGTTGGGTAAACCAACTAAGTTTGAAGAATATGCTGCTATTAAGAATAAACCTATTTGGACTGGTGAAAGTATTACTTCTGATATTACTATTTCAATTCTTTCTAATATTAAGAATTTTAATTATGATGTTACATATATTGATGCTTTTCCTATATCATTAACTGGATTGGAGTTCAATACAACTACTTCTGACGTTCCTTATCTAGAGGCTACTTGTAAGTTTAGATATACGTATTATGATATTGCTAAAACTATATAATATATTTCTTCTTGACATAAATGATTATACTGGTTAATCTACCAAAAGTCAAATCTTTTTATTGACAATTACAGAGATAGTAGTATAATACATTAAAATAGGAGAATTGTATGAATATCGAAGAAATTATGAAATT